GGACGGAATTGTTTCTTTGCACCCGTACTTGTTCTACTACGGGACGGACGGAATAATCGGATGGAGCATTCCAGGAAATCCCACGGACCTAATAGGCACAGGATCAGGAAATGCGCGAGTATGGGGTCAAAAAATAATAAAAGGGCTTCCACTTAGAGCAGGTTCAGGAACAGCACCTGCGGGTCTATTTTGGGCGTTTGACGCTGTCATTAGAGCTACTTTTGTAGGTGGAACAGCAATATTTCAATTTGATATTGTAGCAACAGACACTTCTATTTTGTCACCTTTTTGCCCGATAGATTATGATGGTGTTTTTTACTGGGCAGGTGTTGATCGTTTTTATATGTTTAACGGTGTAGTTAGAGAAGTACCTAACTCATTGAATTTAAACTACTTTTTTGATGGAATTAATCGTAATGCAGCAACAAAATGCTTTGCATATAAAGTTCCAAGGTATGGTGAAATATGGTGGGCGTATCCAAAAGGTACAGCTACCGAATGCACGCACGCTGTAGTTTATAATATTCGTGAAAATATATGGTATGACACAGAACTTCCTAATAATGGTCGATCAGCAGGTCAATTTAACAATTCATTTGCCGCACCTATATTGACGGGTGTGGAACCCTCTCCATTGCCATTAGACCCTACTGAAACACTTGCTGTTACAGTGGTTAATTCTGGTTCTGGTAACAAATATAATATGAGTGGGAGCGCACAACCAACTTTAACTTTTAGAGAAGGTAACACTTACAGATTTGATCAATCTGATTCCTCTAATGGAGGTCACCCATTACGTTTGTCTTCAACACCAGATGGCACGCACGGCGGTGGGGTGGAATATACGACAGGCGTAACAGTTGTTGGGGTGCAAGGTCAAGCAGGTGCATATACACAAATTATAGTGCCAAGTGGAGCACCAACTTTATATTATTATTGTGAAATTCATAGTGGAATGGGTGGTCAAATAAACACAAATATCAGAGGTGTTGGTTACAAAGTTTGGCAACATGAATTTGGTGTTGATGAAGTAGACGGTCCAGTAATTAATCCAATTAAGTCGTTTTTTGAAACGGCTGATTTATCTACATTGCCACAAGGGTTAGATCGTTATTTGAGAATAACACAAATTGAACCAGACTTTGTTCAAGTCGGAGACATGACAGTAGAAATTACTGGCAGAGCCAATGCAAGAGCACCAGAAGTTACAAGTTCAACTGTGGCATTTCCTGATTCTGCTAATCAACCTTACGAACAAATTGTAATGTTAAAAGAACAACGTAGAGAATTAAGAGTTAAATTTACTAGTAATGCTTTATACGGAGACTATCAAATGGGTCAAATTATAGGCCATTTAGACAACGGTGATGGAACGGATCTAGGGTAATGGGATTAAGTGTCACATGGCCTGTTGGTATAGAATTGACGGATTGGGCAAATTGCTTGATTACAGACTTTGTAGATTTTGGAGCTTTTGATCCTTTAGAAGATCCAGAAAAATGGCAAGATTGGGGCAGTCAATTTCTTAATGCTACAAACCTCGTAGAAGATTTTCCTGACCCTTATATGTATGACGATTGGAGAGAATGGGCTGAACGATTTGTTCAGACAACGCTATGAAATTTATTGGATTTAGTAGAGAAGAAGAGGCTGAAAAATGGGCCAGAAATAGGCTAGGCGTAAAGGGTAACCCTGAGTTTTTTAGAGCTATGTCGGCTGTAGATGATAAAGGTGAATTTGTTTGTGTAGCTATTTTTAGTAATTTTACTAAACGAAATATTGATATGAATTTTGTAGCAAAAGATGGTTATTGGTCAGCACCAAAAGAAACAGTAAAAATGTATAATGCTATTTTTACTTATGTTTTTAAGATATTAGAGGCTGTAAGAGCTACAGCATTAGTAGGGGATAGTAATTCATCTTCTAAAAAGTTTGTAAATAAGTTAGGATTTAAGCACGAGGGTGTGATGAGATGTGCTTATGAAAATAACGAAGATTTAAATATTTTTGGGTTATTGCGCGATGAGTACATTAACCATGCATGGTCAAATACGAGGGCGAAATGAGCATTAAAGAAGAAATAATGAAAATTGCGGTTTCTGATCCGTCCTATCAGGCTTCTATTGATCAAATAAAAAGGCAAATGGCTAACACTAATATTGTTGCTGAAGACTTGGTTGAAGCAATAAGAATGTTAGAAATGATCATAGAAGACCCTCGTAAGTATGCAGAAATTCGTCAAGCAGCAATAGCAGACGGTCTAATTGATGAGGGTATGTTTCCTCCAGAGTTTGATAAAACTATCATTATAAGTCTGTTGATTGTTTTGTATGGCTTGCAAGACAGTCTCGTTCAAGAGGGTTATGCAAGAGGTGGTCTTAGAGTTGCAGGTAAACAACTAGGACGCATGGGTCAAGGTGGAGACACTATGCTTGCCCATATTAATCCTAGAGAGGCTGAAGTTCTTAGAAGGATGGGCGGTCAAGGCACTGTCAATCCCAACACAGGCTTGCAAGAATACAAAGGTCTTAAAAATATAATAAAGACAGCATTGCCTATTGCTTTAAGTATTGTTGCTCCAGGACTTGGAACAGCTATTGGAACAGCAATTGGGTTAAGTGGTACGGCTGCAGCTGTGGCTGGTGGAGCACTTTTAGGTGGTGCAACTTCATTTGCTACGGGCGGTGATCCCTTATTGGGTGCGTTGACAGGTGGTATTGGTGGAGCTGCTTCAGGTGTAAGTGAATTTCTAGGTGGGTTTGCTAACATAGGTGAACCAACAGCTAATTTACTTGCTGGAGCAGGAACTGGGGCGTTAACGTCTGCGATTAGAGGCGGTAATATAGCTCAAGGTGCCATGTTAGGTGCGGCAGGTTCTATGTTCAAACCTCAAATTGAAAATGCAAGTAAGTCAGTAGTAAACTCATTGAAGAGTACATTTAGCCCAATGACAAACGCTGTAAGTGATTTTACAAGTCCTATAACCCAAGGCTTTTCAACAGATACTACTCCCTATTCAGGAATATCAGATGCCGTGTTTAGTGAGCAAGGTTCTTCTCTTGGGGATACGTTTGTAGATACAAACACATATGACTTTATGGCACCTAATCCATCAATGGCAAGTTACAGTGATAATGAGCTAATGGGTGGTTCTAATTTTGAATCTGCAAGGGTTCCAATGGTTCTAAAAAAACCACTAGATCCTATTTCAAACTTAGACACTGTTGAAGCCAGAACACAATCTTATGATTCTCCTCAAAATCCTGCATTAGGCAATGCTTCAAATAACGTAAATTACCCTAACCCAAATGATGTGCAAAATGCATCGTTAGTAAATGATATGGATGCTGTAAATGTACCTAATCCATCAATGGCAAGTTACAGTGACAGTGAGCTAATGGGTGGTGAAAATGTAGGTGATTCACAAGGAATTTTATCTAGACTGTCTAACGTAATTAGTTCTGACACTGCTAAGATAGGAGGGATTGTTGCTCTGTTAGCATCAATGGATGGCGGTAGTGGTGGTGGTGTAGGAATGCCTCAATTTACTCCAGAACAAGAAGAATATTTTAATCGAAACTTAACTACTTGGGACTGGAATAAAATTCAAGCAATGGCTAACTCTAAAGGAACAAGTGTTACTGAGTTTATTACTAATCCTAAGTTTAGATCTGAAGCAGCTAGTGGTATGTTTGACCAACAACCAAGTTTAGTACAATCGGTTGCATCACAAAGATATGCGAGAGGTGGTCTTAGTGCAATTCCAGGATATGCTACGGGGTCTGGAGATGGTCGCGCCGATTTAATAAATGCGAGACTGTCAGACGGAGAATATGTTATAGATGCTGAGTCAGTCTCAATGTTGGGTAACGGGTCAAATAAAGCAGGGGCTAAAATGTTAAACGACATGAGAAAAAATTTAAGATCTCATAAAGGAAAAGCTCTGGCAGATGGTCGATTTAGCCCAGACGCTAAGTCACCACTTGAATATATGAAGAGGAGTGCGTAATGGGTAGTTTATTTCAAGGTTCGCCACAAACAGCTACGAGTTATAGCACGAGTACAAGTGAAACTCCCAAATGGATGCAAGATGCAATCTTCAATCAGGTTCAACTTTCTCAAAATTTAGCAAACCGTCCATTTGAAAGCTATGAATTACCAACAGTTGCAGAATTATCTCCTTTACAACAACAGGCATATACCGCAGTACAAAATGCCCAAGGATCATATTTAAACGATTTAAACGCTTCACAAGCAGGATTACGGGCTGCAGCTGGTTTAGCACCGTTACCTGACACACCGACTAGTATGCTTCCAAGCAATATGCAAACGTCAGCTATGACTGCTGGAAACACGGCACAAGAAAAAGCTAAAAGTTATTTTGATAAAGCTGGCAAAACATCATACGACAATATTACTAATTATATGAACCCTTATCAAACAGAAGTTATGGACAGAATGGCACAGAGAAGTGCTAGAAATTTATCTGAAAATTTATTACCTGCTGTTTCAGATGCTTTTATAAAAGCAGGTCAATTTGGCTCTAGTCGCATGGGTGATTTTGGCTCTAGGGCTGTAAGGGATGAGTCAGAAAATCTGTTAAATGCACAAGCTAATATGATGAACACGGGTTATCAACAGGCAATGGGAGCTGCACAGGCAGACATGGCAAGACAAGCAGGTCTTGGTCAAACGGTAGCTCAGATACAAGAATCAGATTTAGCTAGACAGTTAGGCGCATTAAATAACTTGTCTAATCTTGGTGCTCAGAGACAAGCACTTGGATATACCGATACAGCCGCTTTGGAAGCTGCAGGGCAAGCACAACAAGCTCAAATGCAACAGCAATTAAGTGCAGCAGAAAAAGAATTTTTAGATCAACAAATGTATCCCATGCAACAGGCAGATTTTTTAAGCACGCAATTAAGAGGCTTGGCTCCTATAACGCCATCGAGAACCACTCAAAGCGGAACGTCACAGGGTGCTACATATTCCCCAAGTCCACTATCACAAATAGCCGCAGGTCTTGCTACATATAAAGGTCTACAAAATTTAGCTGGCGTACCAAAAGGGTAAGGATTAAACTATGGGTTATAATCTAAACAGGTTGATGAGACAGTATGGACTAGCCACTCCTACTATGGCTCAATACACGGGGGAAATGGGGCCAGACGTTGAAACTATTGACGAAGAAACAGGCGAAGTAACAACAACGCCAGGAACCGTTACGTTTGATCCTGCAAAACAAGCTGCATTTGATGATTATCAAGCTCAATATCAATTTCGTTTAGGCAACAGACCCATGTATGAAAGTTCTCAATTTCGTACAACGCCTACACAACAACAACCTCAAACATACGAAGATATGTTTACAATGTATTTAGGTAGACAACCTGGAGATGGAGAACGAACTACAATAACTGAAGTTGGCAGTGGTCCAATTAGCGATGCTCAAAGACAACAATTTTTAAGACAGTATGAAAATGAATTTGCTGATTTAGGAATCAGAAATACTGGCAATCAATTAGTGTCAGATCAAATAGGTAACTATTATGGAAACATTTTAAGAAATCCAGATTTTAATAGTAACAATAACTTACCTACTCCCACAAACCCTGTTGATCCATCAGCACCATTTATTGAAAGAAACCCAACTGCTGTTAATCCTAATCCACCGTATGCTGGTCCAGTTATAACAACGGATCAAGGATATGAAAACGCAGTAATAGATGGAGTAGTGCAACCATCATGGTTTGAGTTTGCTGAACAACAAAATCAAAATTTTTCTAATATCAACAATCCAGTTCCAATTACTGGATATACTTTAGAAGAAGCGTATCGTATAGATCCTTTTGCTCCTGCAAGTAATAGCCTTGCTTCAGGATTTACTTATTTAAATGAAAATCCAGATGTTATGGCTCACGTTAATGCTCAAGCAGATGCAGCAGGACTTGCTCCAAGTCCCGAGCGTTATGAGTTTATGACTAATGCGGCAAAAGACCATTTCTTATATCAGTTAGGTCAAGGTGAAGGACGTAGTTGGTACAACAGAGGCGGTGAGGTTAAAGGGTATAATGAAGGTGACCCAGTGCGAGAAGAAGAGTTAGTAGAAGTGAGTTCTGACATAGGTGATATGTTAAATGACGGTGAAATTTTAGATGAAACAGGTTTAAAGGTAACAATTGATGGGATGGGACCACCTGATCCATATGTGCCTGATCCTACAATTCAAGCTCAAATAACTGATCTTCAAAACATGAGGCAAGCTCAAATAGATAGAATAGAAAAAAGTCAGTTGGCACGAGATAAGTCAATAGCTGGCTTAGAAGCTCAACAAGAAGAGGCAATTGCATCTTATGGTGCAATGATGGACAGAATGGCAGAGCAAACAGGCCAAGGTCCAGCGGCTAGTGAAGTCTATTTTAATTTAGCAAGTGCATTTTTACAGCCTACTAAAACAGGTTCGTTTGGAGAAAGTTTAGGGTTGGGAGCAAAGGTACTTTCTAAATACAGTAAAGATAAGAGATCTTCTATTTTAGCAAAAAACAAAATGCTTTTGGATAGAGCGTCTACAAAACTAAACGGCATAAAAGCAAAACTTAAATCTGCCAAAGATTTGAGTGCTACGGAAAGAAACCGATTGTACACTATGCAAGATAAACTAATTGAAAGTTCAATTGAAGAATTAAGAGAAGGTCAAAGACTTGCTGAAAAGGCAAATGAGCAGAAAGAGGTGCGTTATTTTAAACAACAAGAATTAAATCTTAAACGAGAAAAAATTGAGGCAGACAAAATACGTAAAAGAATTGAAGATGATCGATACTTGAAAAAAGAAGATGAAAAGAAAAAAACACTTACTAAATACGAAGGTACGTTAAAAGTTAAAGAAACAGAAAAATTAAATGCTTACGAAGGAGAAACAGGTTTAATTAATAAGTTAGAACGTGCTGTTGATTTAAGTGATAAAGCAGAAGTTGACAGTAAACTAAATGCAATGTTTAGAGCAGGAAAAAGTTTTGTAGGGTTGAAGTTAACACAAGAACAACGAGATTATGTTGATCTTTTACAATTGATTAACAGAGAGGCAGTAAAAACCTTAAAAGAAACTTTTGGTGCTCAATTGTCAGACAGTGAAAGAAAAGTATTTTTCTCTTTACAAGGCGTAGAGGGAATGGCTGATAAAAAAACAAGAACACGCATCCTTAAAGATATTTTAGCTGAAGCTAAAAAAGGTTATGCCGATAGACAAAAAATGTTGAAAAAAATAAATAATAGAGAATTTAGATATGCTGACTCAGATTCATTTGACGGGTTAACATAATTGGAGCGTAAAGATGGCACTTGAACGAGAAGAATTTATAGAGCGTATGAGACAGCCACTTTCGCCGTTGGAAAAAGAATTAGTAAATATTTCTGAAGGCGGTTTAGGAAAATTAAGACAATCATCTAATAAACCTAGTGTTAGAGAAATTAGTCAAACCGAAGAAATTATTACTCCAAATAACATGAGAGGTTTACCTCCAAGTGCTAAAAATGTTTCTAGATCTCCATTAATTAATATAGCCAATGCTCCAAAAACACAGGGTGAACTTGACAGTCTTATGGCTGAAAATGTTTACAGCGCACCCAATAAAACAAGAGCAGGTCTTCAAGGACTAACTTTAGGAGGGGCTGATGAAATAGAAGCACTTGCCCGTTCTACATTTGGTGATGAAAGTTATGAAGAAGCAAAACGAAACATTGGATTATCTTACGATCAGTATGTAAAAGACAATCCTGAAGAAGCACTTTCTCTAGAATTAGCAGGAGGACTTGCTCCCTTTATTATTGCGTCTTTAATGTCTGGGGGAACGGCTACACCATTTTTAGCCGCAAGGGCAGCAACTGGTCCTGGCAAGGCGGTTATAGGTAAATTAGGTGAGTATGCTAATAAAGCAATAAACTTATTACCAAAAGGCAAAACGTTTGCTTCACAATTAGCAAGGCAAGGAATACTTGGAGGCATTTTCGGTGCAACAGAAGGGGCATTGAGTGCGAAAACAGGAGAACGAGGTTCAGGTGCTCTCCAAGGTGGTGCTTTTGGCAGTGGGCTTGGAATGGGTTTCTCAACTATTGGAAAAGGATTAGGACTTGGCTATGACAAGTTAGTCAGAAAATATTTTAATCCAACAGAAGCACCCATGTCAAAACCTAAAAAAATAGCTGTAGAAAAATTAGCTAAAACTATGGATGAGGCAGCTTTAGAACCCAAAGATCTTTTGAGACTGACAAAAGAAATGAATCAATATATAGATGATCCTAAAAAATATGCCAAAATTTTAGACACACATCCTTTACTAATTAAAGAGGCTAAAAGAATAGTTCTTACTCCTTCTAATCCTGGAGAAAAATTAAAAGAAAATTTAGTACAAATATTAAAACAAAGTAAAGACGATTTAATTAATATAACGCGAAAAAATATTAGTGATGTAAATCGTGCAAGATTAGTAAAAGATTTAGAAAATGAATTAGACACAGAAATGGGTGGTTTTTATAACAAAGCATTTGATTGGAAAAACCCCAATGGAAATAGAGCTGCCCAACAAGGGTTAATTGACGATCCTCGCATTATGTCAATGTTACAACGTCCAGATTGGCAACAGGCTTATAAATTAGCTAAAAAGAATAACGATGCATTAATAGAATTAGCTGAAGACACAGGTGAAACGCTTCCTAGAAAAATGAAAGAAATGGGTGAAACACCCGATATATTTACCTTAAATGAAATTAAAAAAGCATTTGATGACAATATTTCTTTAGGTGTTAAAGAGGGCAACATTGCAGACACTGAAAAACTTATTTTTATTAAGAAAAAAAATAAATTTCTAGAAATTATTGATGAAATTACTCAAATAGATGGTGTGTCTCCTTATAAAGCAGCAAGAGGTAAATTTCAAAGTGTTAAAGAAGTAGAAGAAGCAATAGATGAAGGTAGAAAGTTTAGATCAAAAGACCCAGAAGAAGTAATTACTGATTTAGAAGATTTATCAGAACGTGCAAGGATGGGTTATCAAGCCTCTGCAGCTAGAGAAATTACAGATATAGCTTCAAAGAGTTCTGCTAAATCAGGAGATTTTGCAAGTAAAGTATTAGAAAATAGGGATTTAGTTGCAAAAATTAGAGCGTTGTTTCCTAATAATTCTGATGACGATGCTGTAGAATTTTTTATAAAGCAATTAGGTGTAAATCAAAAAATGTACGAAAACGCACAAAAGGCTTTACCCAGATCTGACACGGCTGAAAATTTAGAAAGTATAAGTAAATTTGATAAAGTAACAGATATACTAAATAAATTAGGCAATCCGATGGACCCTAGAAATATTGTGAGTCTTGCAATAAACTTTTTATCAGGGCCAAAACAAAGTAAAGAAATGTTAGAAGAACTGTCAAATTTATTGGACACTAATGACCCTACAGCTATAGCTACTATTGCTTCTGTTTTAGAAAAACAGGTAAAAAGAAATGCTGAACTAGGAGCAGGAAAACAAAATTTATTAGATGCCTCTACTATATATGCACAGGGCAAAGTAGGCGATGATGATGGTATGACATATTTCAGACCGTATGATCAAGAGATGCAAGAGTCAGTTAATCCAGATCAAGAGTTAGACGTTTATACAGAAACGATAGCTGGAACAAATAAATCAAAAGGTAAAAGAGCCTATAAAAAAGGCGGTGCTGTAGATTTAGAAACATTGCTTGAAGAAATTGAAGAAATGGAAATTTAATTATGCCTAAATTAATAGATAAAATGCAAAAATGGATAGGTGAACGAAGTGCGTTTACACAGATTGTAATAATAATGTTTATTACATTTGTTATGGTTTCAATATTAATGGCAATAGGAAGTTAATTTTGTTAACGATCATCGGTAGCTTAATTGGATTCGGTACGAGCTTTTTGCCGTCCATTTTGGACTTCTTTAAAGAAAAAGAAAGTAATAGGCACGAGTTAGCCTTGATGGACAAGCAAGCCGAATTGACCAGAATTACGGCTGAGTTTGAACGTGACAAGGCAGAGGTCCAAGCTCTATCGGCTGAGACAGTTGCACTGTATCAACAGGCAAGCACAGAAAAAAATGATGGGTGGATTGGTGCGTACAGAGCATCAGTGAGGCCCACAATAAGTTACTTATTTTTACTTACTTATTTAGGGATTAAAGGTGTTTGTTTGTGGAATGCTTTGTCTCAAGGTCTTGTCGTGGCAGATGCTTTGCCTCTCATTTGGAATGATGAAGTGGATAGTCCTATTCTAGCCAGCATCATTTCATTTTATTTCGGCAGTAGGATGTTCAGGAAGTAAAATGGACGAGGTAAGCATCACTGAATGGATCAATGTTTTCCTTGGAGTTTTCGCTGTGTTAGGATCAATCGTTTTTGCCCTAGTCAGGAACCACGTTTTATTAGCGGAAGCTCAGAAGAAAATAGAGGTGTTATTTACGCTGGTAAACTCGCTTAGAGATCGTATTAACAATGGAAAGGATAAGTAAAATGGCACCAGTTAAAAGAGGATTATATGCTAATATTAATGCAAAACAAAAAAGACAGGCTGCTCAAAAAGCTGCTGGAAGAAAAGTAGAGCCAACTCGTAAAGTAGGAAGTCCAGGTGCTCCTACAAAAAAAGCGTTTATACAATCGGCAAAAACCGCTAAAAAACCTATAAAAAAGAGTAGAGCATGAATGCTATAAAATTTGAAAAAGAAATGGACCGTGATGGTGACGGGATCATTAGTGCCGAAGAAGTGCAGGTTGCTGACCAACATCAAAAGGCTACCATCCAAAGCCGGATTACCGTTGCTAGTTTTATAGTTATGGTTTTATTGGCTTGTGTGTTGCTATCAGGATTAATTCCTGACTCTAGAATCCAAGCATTGTCAGGGTTGATTTCAACTCTGTTTGTTGCGCTGGCTGGTATTATTGGTGCTTACTACGGTATGCAAGCGTGGATGTCTAGAAAGTGAAAACATCACAGGCAGGTGTTGATTTAATCTGCCATTGGGAAGGGTTTAGAAGTGCTCCATATCGTTGTTCTGGAAATGTATGGACAATCGGGTATGGTTCAACCAGATTGGCTGACAACAGCCGTGTTACCCAGAATACGCCACCTGTTACAAAAGATGAGGCGATGGCCTTACTTCAACACCAATTGGTGCAATACGAAAGAGCAGTGTTGCGATTGGTGCCAGTGTCACTAACACAGTCACAGTTCGATGCCTTAGTTAGCTTTACTTATAATTTAGGTAGTGGAAGTCTAGGTTCATCCACACTTAGAAAAAAACTCTTGAAAGGCGATATGGAAGGTGCAAGCAAAGAGTTCCCAAAGTGGAGCTACGCATCAGGCAAGTACATCAGGGGTTTAAATCGTAGAAGAAAAGATGAAAAAAATTTGTTTTTAAGGGTTGACCCTAAGTAAAGTAGGGTATATAAATAAAGAATAACTTATAACGGAGATGACAAATGGCTTTTACAGAAACTTGCACAAAATGTGACGGCACAGGACTTCTTAGATGGGGTGTAATTGACCGTCCTGATCATAAAAAATCTTGTTGGGATTGTGAAGGCGTAGGTCACAAAACCTTCAAAACTTCTCCTGAAGATCGCGCATTAGCTCGTGCTCGTGCTCAGAAAAAAAGAGATGAGGCTTTACTTGCTCGTCAAGAGAAGCGATTAGCTAAACAGCGTGAGATCACGGGTGGTCTTACTTTTGCCGAAAAACAAGTAGAGCGTGAAGCACAGTGGGCAGAAGAGAAAGCTAAAGCGGAAGATGTACCAACAGGTAAAATCACTGTTTCTGGTACAATTCTTAAAGTTGATCTAAAGGACACTCCTTTTGGTTCAGTTTGGAAAATGACAGTTAAAGATAATAATGGTTTTGTAGTGTGGGGATCTATCCCAAGCATTGATGGTAGAGTAGCTAACTGTGCCAAAGGTGATACCATTACTTTTTCTGCCACAGTTACACCATCTGACAAAGACCCTAAATTTGGTTTTTTCAAAAGACCTACCAAAGCAGTGTTAACAGAAAGCACTAGAGAAAATAGAATTGGAATTTTAGACCCTGATCCAGAACCAGAAGAATTTATAGCTCCACATAAAGAGTGGAATTTAATGGAAGATAGGAGGTAATAGGTCAGTCGTAGAAAGTATCGTACAGCCATTTAGACATCAACAGGGCTTCGGCTCTGTCTTGGTGTTTCTTTAAATGCAATGGTGCGTCAGGCCATAGTTTAACAGCATATGCCCGACACTGTTCTTTGTCAGAACTTAATTTAAAATGTTTTTTCCATACCTGTGGCGTTACATACCGTAGTTCAAAACGGCAAGCCGATACAGCAGAACGAGCACAACCAAAAGAATCACCCAACGAAAATATGGTTGATACACCTTGATTTGGTCTTGCATTAACACGCTCAATAACACACGAAATATATTCAGAAGGTTCTCCGTATTGCCTCAACAATCGGATAGTGCCAGAAACATCTACTTCATTTTTTACTTTACCGTTTCCCTTCACGATAATCGGCATATCCTCTACAGCAACAAAGTGACCATCATTTAAAACACCAATGGCTCCAGTAAGGCCAGGATCTATTCCAATGGTAATCATAATGCCTGATAGTCCTCACATCCTATGAGTTGTTGTTGCTTGTTTAAGAGCGTACCATGCAAGTCACAATTCCATCCACCATTATTTATAGGAATAGCATTCACACAAGATCGACAATGAAACAGAGGTTTTGTTTCTTTAACGCACACGTCTTTATGATCACAAAATTTACAAGCAAAAATACTCGCATCCTCACTAATGCCTGTTGGCCTCATGCGTGCATTAATCAAACTTTCTATTTTTTTAATCAATGATTTTTGATGGGCATTATCTTCTTTTATTCGTTCAATATAATACTTTTCATCGTCCTTACATAGCGACACATACAAGCCTCGTGTAAAATGTCCTAAATACATAGAGATTTGCATTTGGCTATAGTGAACGGGTTTGGACTTTTCTACACCGTGTCTCTGTAATGCACTGAATGATTTTTTATTATGCGTTTTTATTTCTAATAAATGATTTTTATCTTGGTGTTTTATAACACCATCAACCTTACAAATAAAATGACCACTGTCATGTTCAAATTCGTATTGACTGCCATACTCATTAACAAAATAAACTTCTTTACCAGATCGAATTAAATCCTGAATTACACGGTCTTCTTGTAGATGGCCTGTTTCAAACAGTCTTAACATCCGTCCTTCAAATTGTTTTTTTGAAAATCCACGCCAGTTAAACCAGATTTTACGAATACATTCTTCACCGATACCAGACGCACCCAATCGACTAAACGACAGGTTTTCTGTTTTTTCATAAGATTTATATACAGCATCTATAAGTTTTTGTTCTGGGCTTTTAGGAAACGCAACCATAAGTAATCCTTATGGGGAGGGATAACCCTCCCCTGTTATTATTAATCCCAAGGCTTACCTGAACTTGACGGAGTTTCCACGGGTTCTGATTTAGGAGCAGACCGTGGCTTTGCTGTAGGTTTAAAAAGAAAACCACTTATCTCGTTTTTATCAGCATANCCNTTTGTTCCTGCCCGTATCCCGACATTTGCCTGAAATGGTTTTTCCATTAACATATCAGTGTCATCACAGTCAGGCTTTCCACAAGCTGTTGCCCATGCAACTAATTGTTGTCTACCGATAGTCTCAGCCTGTTGAGATGCATTCGTTACGTTAAAATTAAACCAGATTAACCGTCCCTCGTATTCGCCTTTACACACCTCATACTTAACAGCAATGTAACTGCCNGCNTTATTTTTGGTGTCTTTTAACTCAGCCTCTATGCCACGCAAGGTGTATTCACCNTTTGGTAATGGGTCATAATTGATTGGCTCGTTAGCTTCAACTTCACTTATATCAAATCCAAATTTAGGCATTGTTGTTTCCTTTCTTTATACAACAGGGATTACAGAAGATAATTCTTCATAGGTCATTGGTGATTGCTCTGGGCAACCGTAACGATTTTTAGATGCGAAAGCAGGCGTTTCAACATAGTGCAACAGACGTTCACCTGACGATACACCTCGTGTCTTTGAAGTGTTAAAGCCAGTGTCTGATTTTCGTATCATCACATCCATTGCACAGAATGCTAAAACATCTACCCATTCCATTAGTAGAGCATTACATCTGTTTGGTAGCTTTGGACTATACCTATCGTAAGGCTCAGTTCTTGGATCTTCAAATTTAGATACCTGTGAGTGTGCAACCAACACGATATTCATGCCACGTTTTTGACGGAGCACATCCAGACCTTGTAATATCTCACGAAATTCTTCAGCACATAACACGGCAAATTTACCGTAAGCTAAATCTTTAGCCTCGTGACTACTTTCTACGAGGGTAGAAATTAAAGGCTCTATTAGCCAATCTACTGAGTCAATAACACACGTTTTAAATTTGTGATCTTCTTTAATTAACGTGCCTATCGCATCGATAATCTGACTATTTTCGGTAGCCTTTGGAAAGCTCGTAACGTCCAAACTATCTAGACCGTCCTCTGTACTTATAAAGATTGGTTCTGGGAACTGACTAGCCAATGTTGACTTGCCTATCCCATGACCTCCGTACAAACAAATACGGGGTGGCACTTTCTGTTTGCCAACACGCAAACTNCTTTGCCATTCAGGTTCTTTTTTTGACATTTTTTTCTCCTTTATGAAATTAGCGGTTGTCATTCCGCATCTGCAAAATCGAACGTCAGAGGGGCGTAGCTAAAGCTCCGTCTATCCCAACTGAGTATATTTATTTCATCACAGTATTCGCGTGCAACAGCCGTTGCCACGCTACACAAGGCAGGGTCACCTACCATAAGAATNTAATCGTATTTGGTTATTTTGCTCAAAACCTTGTGAGCCATGTCTAACAAAAAATTAGTATCGTATGGCTTTCTGGGATTGAAGAAAACTGCCTCAAGCTCCCCATACTGTTTAGCATCTGATAAATCTTTATTGTCGTTTTGTATAACGTAAACTGTTGGCATTATTTCACTCCAAAATTACTGGCAAATATCTGATTAAGATCAAGAAAAGTTTCGGCACCTAATTGATGGGCTATTTCGATACACTCACGGACATACCAAGCCTTGTCTAAATCTTTTGGTTGTTCATCCCACTTTTCTATATTCATGCACTGTCTCGCACCTTCAGANTTGGCTACNTTGTTGCCGTTCTTTTCATAAAGNATTGGTGCAAGTGTTGCGCTCTCAGTCGATTGATACCACCTCACAACTTTTCCNAGATACAATCCACCTTGTTGTGCTCCACCTGTCACGCTACGGGCTGTTATAAAGCCGTGGAAGGGTGCTTGATCAATCGTTGTCTCAAAGTCAACGCCTGTTGCTAACCACTTACCTACAGCCTCTGAACAGATCGGAGCCGTGGGATTTTTGCGTAAACTGATTGGAGCATATATTCCCTTGGCTTTGATCGTCTGATCGGGTTTCACGGCAATATAATTGTTAACGTCTTTTATAGCGAGACACTTGTATGGCGTGTATTCAAAACTAAAATGAGACAGTTCTTCATATTCAGTCACGCAGTCTCTTACATTACGTTCTTTAGCATTTGGAAATTTTACGACAATACCGTCTGTATTGGCTGACAGGATTTCGATTTCAGATCCCTCGTTCTCAAGCCATTCTATCAACATCAGTAAGGTAAACTGACCCGTCAAGGTTGTGGCTAACATAAGATCTGGNGCATANAGTATTGAGTGTTTGCTTGCCAGTTTTCCAAACGTACCGTTCAAACTAATTTTAAGAGTATCAGCTACAGTCTTATCCCCTGACATTTTAGCTTTTATGCGTTGATCATAAATCCGTTGATATTCGTCTATAAACTTTTGACCTATGTGAGAAGGACACAGACCACCGTTTAACATTATTGTGGGGTAAAAGCTCGCTGCATCTATCTCCATGATCTGGTGGTCTTTACCTGCAACATGAGTGACTTTTTTATCGTGTGTACTATGTAGACCACCGATACCAATTTTATATGACCCAGTGCGACTGTAGACTTCGATATCCAACTCAGACGGCATCTTAATATGACCCGACTGTTGATCTACCTGAAATTCTAAATTGGAAGCTCTGTCTAAAATCTCCTGAGTTCCACTGAAATACATTTGTAAATAATGAGGCGGTTCGTACCGTACTGTTTTTGGAATTGGTATTTCCTGTGCCTTTAACTTCAAATTTTTTATAAATACCTGTTCCGCAATTTGACTATCGGATTTNCTACGGAGATCTAACCAATACTGCACCGACAACTCTATTCGGAGTTCAATCTCTTTCTGNAGCCGTTTAAATAGCTCTACAGTGGTCCTAACATCATTTTGACAGTACAACGCCAACTCATGTTCATCATGCTCTGTGAGCACGCTATCAGGCTCAAATGGCAAGTCCTGAAGCAGATCCATAAACATTCTGGCACCGTATGCTTTAAGACCCACAAATGACGGGGCAACCTCAATCAAATCTATATGGTTTTTGATTTTGTCTTTNANTTTATATTTTTTNNTNATTGCAAACGGNCTAATTTCGTTTTGAATAATGTCATCACTCATAGCCTTGATCTGTTCACTACTCATACCCTGACACCAAGCCGATACAATAAGGCTATCATAATTTTGGGAGTTGAACCCAACAAATGTATTAGGCTCCCTTAAAAACGCCTCTAAACGACTGTCAGACCCATCGTCAGACTTAAACAGTTCAAACCATTCTTCTGTCTCAACACACTGAGCCAAAAATAATGTGCAATTGCTATAAACCTCTGTATCAAACACCCAATGCTTTTCAGTCACAGTGCCTCTCCAGATTTTTATAGTCGGGCCAAGCTCCCCACTTCACCATCTCGCAGTATTCTTTCAACTCCCGTTTCTCCATATCAAAATCGACAGAGGATACATAAGCATAAAGTGCAAGGGTGCCTAAACAGAATAATAGTAATAAAAAATTTGAAAGCATCATTAGTCGCTATTTCGTTATAAGTTATGACTTTGCAACCATAACGAATCGCCTCAGAAATGACAACCCTATTTAACCGATTTCGGTAAACCTCTAACCGATTTCGGTTTAGGGTCCAAAAAAAGTCAATAAAAACAATGACTTACCAGGAGTATTGACAACTAATACGATTAGGTGTATGCTTCTTAAATAACTTGATAACGGAGATTTAACTATGGGATTAATTTATAAATCTAAAAACGTCACCACCGCAGAGCGCGATTTAGTGAAGCGTCTTACCAAGCAGTGTCTCAAGGAGATTGTAAAATCCAAATGGGAAATAACAGGGCCAAGATCTGAGAAACTGACTGTCGCTAAAGTCTGGGATAAACTATACCTCAAAGTTAAGTGTCGAGGGCAAGCTTCCTATGGCGGTAAAAATTATATGTGTATTGATGTAAGTCAATATCGCAAGGGTAGAACTTTTCAACATGAGTACGCCCGAATTAAAAACGATCCGATCATTGGGGAAGGTACTTTTGCAACCCCAGAAGATGCGTTGATGCTCATCGTTGCCCATGAAGTAGCTCATCTTATCCATGACAATTATTTTATTTACACCCGATGGTTGCGTGAAGGTGACAACACACCTCACGGGAAGAACTGGCAGAAGATCTATCGCATTCTCCGTAGAGAGATAGTCAACAAAAATATGGTGAAGGATGTTGACCCTGAAAAAAAAGTAGCCTGAATGAAATTAGGACTTGACCCTACCTTACAGTAGGGTTAGGTTCTTTTTATAACTTGATAACGGAGAAATAAAAATGGTTAAATTTGTAGATCCTAATGAAACCCACCCAGATTTTAAAGGTCAAGAATGTGGCTATGCTAATTTTCATGGTTGGTCAGACATCGAGCCTTGTGAAATTGTAAGGGTGGTCAGTGACAAGTGTTTAGAAATACGATACATGGATGCTGAACAACTTCACACTCCAGAAGACCTTGGTTGGGTGCAAGGTGGCTTTTCCTTTATCGCAACCAATAATGAACAAGGACAAAAGTGGCAAATTACCTCTAATCCAAAGAACCGTGTTTTCAAAATCCGTAGACACAAAAACGGAACATGGAAAGGAGCACATGGAAGTAGGCATTGTCTTTCGGATATACCTAGAAAACATTATGACTATAACTTCTAATAATAAGGGGAGGGCTACGGCTCTCCCTTTTTTTTATTTTAAGGGTTGACCCTAATATGGTTAGGGTGTATAAAGAGTAATAACTAAC